TCATCTCGGTGATCTGTGTTTCGCCGTCTTTAATCGGATACTGCAGTTTAATCTTTTCCATTGAGTGCCTCCTGTTTGTCCCGCCATAGCTGAATGCGACGGCGGATTGGTTAACTGGAGCGCACACTATCCGAAGTAGTGATCATCAGGCAGACTGCACCGGAACAGTCCGGCCGGAAAAGAAACAGGCCCCCTCAACCGAAGTTGAAGAGGCCCGTTTGATGTGAGTTTAAACGGCTGTTAAATCCCTAACGCAAGCCGCTGCAGCAAGAGCTGATCCACGCCGCCGATTTTGCGAACCATGTTCAGCGTGTCCACCTCGATAATGTCGCGGCCGTTAATCTTCAGGCGGTAATAGGTGCAGCTGATCGTCCCCTTCAGCTCGGCATTGTCGCCCGGCTTCCAGCTTCCCATATCCATCTCGTTCAGCCGTCCGCGCAGATGCACAACAATCGCCTGGCTTCTGCCTTGCTCATCCTCCGCATACCCGCGGATCGTCACCGGCGTGGTGTTCCCCAGCGTCAGGCCGAACAGCTTCAAAACATCCGGACTGTATTCGGCCAGCGTGAAGGAAGCCTCCAGCGCCTCCAACCCCATATCAAACTTAACCGGCGAGTCCATCCCCCCGGCGCGGAACTCTTCCAGCTTCGCCGTCACCTTCGGCAAAGAAACCTCTGTCACCCGGCCGGCCAGGCCCCGGTCGTCGATGAACAGATTCATGTTTTTTAATTTAAGCGGTAGCATTTTTTCTCCTTATTTAAACAGCGGTTAATTGCGGTTTACACCCAACGATTATTCAAAAATATCCGAGATATACGAATTCACCAGATGGCTACGGAAGATCACCTTCTCAGCCGGGTACGGCGGCGTGAAGTCATAGTCAAAATAGACCTCACCGTTCGCAATGCTTGCCGGAGAGTTCAATTCCGGGTCGATCCACGCCTTACCGCCCAGAATTGCACCCTGAGCCATCAGATGCCGCAAGAAGGCGTTAACTCCCTCAGTAACATCTTCGACATAGGTTTTGGTAATATTCCGGTCAACAGCCCACTGGTGCGCCGCCATGATTGAATCGTTGATGATATCGTTCGTGCGCACAACCGACAGAAACTTCCATTTGGAATCAATCGTGTCGCACGTGCGGTTGCCCCATCGCCGGTATCCACTGTTGCGGATAATTGTCGCAACGTGGAAACCGTTGAGGATATCCGCCTCGCAGGCCGGATCGCCCGCCTGATAATCAATCGGGCGGCTCAACCCGGAAATGCCAGGAATCACCTGATTGCTCGGGCTCCACCAGAATCCCTTGGCCGGATCGTTGTCGGTCGCGGAAATCAGCGCCGCCACAAACGGCGAGTTCGGCTGAATCACACCGCCCATTTCAACAAACGGGTCAACCAGATAGGCCCGCTTGCTGCCAATCACCTGCACGGCATGGTTGGCATTCACTGCATCAACGTCCGGGCCGTCAATCACACACACTGCCCGTAGGCGCTGCGCAACCGCAACCAGCGCGGCAGCGGCCGGAGCGCCATCAATCAAGCCATTGCCATCAACGTTAAAGCCGTCTGCACAAGGGGCAATCAGAATGCGCGGCTTGATGCCGGTCACAGACTCCGCATTCAGCAGGGCATAAATACCGGTGCGTTGCGCGGCATCCCCAACCAGCGTCTGCGCCAGCACACCGCCTTGGCCCGGATCTTCCACACGCACCACAATCATCACCGGCGAGGTGACTGCAAAGATCGCACTGAAGCTCTGCCCCAGCGTTCCACGGTCTGGGTTTTCAACAGCAGAATTTGCCAGCGCAGCAGCTGCGCGTTGGCCAATCACCAGAACCGGTGTGTTGAGCGGCAGTTTTGCCGGATCTGCATCGGGCATCGTACCGACCAGTCCAAGCACCGAGGTGCGCACTGTGCTGATCGGCCGCACGCCGTCGTCAATTTCAAGAACCTCTACACCATGAATTAAATCGCTCATTGCTCTTCACCTTTCTCTTTAACTTCAACTTCTGGTTTTTCGTCATTCACTGTTCCGGCCTCAGGGATCGGAGGCTGGGGCGGGCTCTTCCGCTTTCGACCCTCTGTCTTCCGGCCTCTATCCTCTTCGCCGACAGGCGCAATTTTCCCGCCCCTCAGCAGATGGGCTGCCTCTTGCTCCGTCAGTTCAATCAATCCGCCTGCGTCATAGCGCCGCCCGCGTTGCCAAAACTTCATCTGTACTTCATATTTCATCATCTTTCCTCCTAGAATTGATTCCCGCCCGGAACCAATCCTGTTCCCAAGACGGTTGTGGCGGCCAGAGCGGCCGCGCCGGTAACAACCAGCGGACCGTCAATTGTCACGGCTCCCGTCAGCTTAATGACCGGGGACGTCACTTCCGCAGATTGCGCTGCGGAGGCGCTCAGCGAGCCAGCCGTTGTCACCGTAACGTTTCCGGCGGCTTCCACAGAAACAGCCCCTGCGCAGCCGACCGACATCTCATGCGTGTCCAGATCGATCTGCACAAAGGCCCCGTCTGAAAAAACCGTTTTAAATATCCGAGGGTTGTCAGAAGGGTTCGGGTTGGCATCCGATCCAAGCGAAGCCACAATCACACCCTGCGCCGGATCTCCATTGCGGCTTAGAACCAACACCTGCTCGGCAGGCTCCGGAGCCGCCCAGTCCTTTCGGTTTCCCATGCGCGGCACACCCCATGGTAGCCATGTGGTTTCAAGCCCGCCGATCTTCACGCGGGCGAACCCGTCGCCTCGCGTCGAAACAACCGTCCCGATCATCACCAGATTGGCGACCCGGCGCTCGAGCTCTTTAATTTCAAAATCGTTGTTCATAATCGGCAATCATCAATCAGCAGTCGTCAATTCCCCATAGTCACCGTCGGTTCCGGCATAAACCGTTTGCGGAAGCACGCCATCATCCTTGAAGACGGACTCGCCGGTGCGCACCCGCTGCTCCCAGGAGACGGCCGCCAGAGCAACTCCCTTGCTGCGCACCTTGCCGTCGTACAAATTATCGGCACTGATCCCGCCAGGAACGCCGACATCCTCAACGCCAAACCGGCGGTTCGGCATCCAGGTCGCAATCCCCTCGCTCATATTTTTGGCCGCCGCATCGCGCTGAAGACCTTTCTGATCCGTTGTCACCAGATAAGCGGCAAACTGGCAGATCAGATCCACGCGCTCATCCCCGGCCTCCTCGATTCTCTTGATGCCCAAAAAGGAAACCAGCACCGCCGGAGCTTTAACGGATATCGCTTCCAGCTCTTGCAAATCAAACCGTCCGGCGTACGCCTCACACATCCGCAGCTTAGGCAGGAACTTTTTAAATTCCGCAACCATCGCATTCTGGAGCTCATCAATCTTCATGGCGCTGTTTTAACCTTCATTTAAATCCTTCGGCAGACTGCGCCGATGCAGTTCACCCGCGCATGACTCGTTCAACAAACCCGGCGCAGATTGTTTCAATCTCATCCCGGTTCTCATCGCTGAGCCCGAGATACGGCCGCGCCGGAACGCCGGAGCCGCGCCCGGATGTTTTGTCAGATCCGAACTGGTGGTGGGCGGCATACGGAAGTGCGCTGCCGACTTCAACGGTACTTCCATGAACCAGATGGGTAATCGAGCTGAGCAGTCCGGGGTTCTTGGCTTGAAGTAATGACTGCCCGCCGTGCCGGGTGCGGGCGTATTTAGAAGACCACTCAGGCCAGACCTCACCGTTCGGCCCGCGCTTTTCATCAGCAATACGGCTCTGCGTCTGGCTGACAACGGTCGCACCGATCTCATCAAGCAGCTGATTAAGATCCGGGTTGTCAAGCCGGGCCAGCAAAGCTTCAACGCCTTCCAGCCCGTCAACCGTTAACTGGAGAGCAACAGACACGAGAAACCCCTCTACGTACCGGGCGAAAACACCCGATCATTGCGCCAAACAAAAACGCCAAAGTATGCACCGGCCACGCCACATGCAGAGCCGGAACACATGCCGCCAAAACGGCATCGGCGGAAACAAGTGCCGGAGCCAGAACAATCAGCGGAATCGCACCGATTCCGCAAAAGCGCCATCTGGAAAACGGCTCCGTCGCGGTCAGGGCTCCAAAGATCCCGTAGATGATTCCGCTGCTGCCAACCAGCGTTGCATTGTGCGGCATCAAAAATGCGGCGAACAGGGCGGTGGAGATCCAGCCGGATAAAAAACCGAATAACAGGACGGCTCCAGAACGTTCCCGCCGGAGTCCAAAAAATAAACATACAAAAGCCAAGGCATTCGTCGCCGCGTGCAGAAGGTTTCCATGTACAAACATGAAGCTCAGCGTGTGGACGGCCTTTGCGACCGATCCGTCGCGTCCGCTCAACATCATCAGCTCGCGCAATGGAAAAAACTGCTGCAATCCGAATAGTGCCATGACAACCGCCGCGCAGATCCAACCCACTCGACTCATTTCAGGTTTCAAGTTTCGAGTTTCAAGTTTCATCTACGCGCCTTATCGATGCGGCCACCCAGACCTTCAATGCCGGTTTTCAAATCGAGATATTGCATCAGCATGGGCAGGCCTTGCGGCTGACCCGCCTGCGAGCGCAGCCACATCATCACCATCGCGTCAGTACCGGAAGAAAGCGCTGTGGTGCTTGCGCTGATCAGGCTGTTGGTTTCCAACCATTGGAAAAGCTCGACCTCGAGGGCCTTCAGTTCCGGACTTTTTAAACGGTCGATAAACACCTCTTTAGTCACGAAGTCAGAGACCTGTGCAACGTTGGTGTGGATGATCGTTTCCGTCCACGAGTTGGTGGAAACAATACTCTGCAAAACAGGAAGCCCGGCTTCATCAAGAATCGGCTCGCCGGTTGCTTCATCACAGATCTCCACCTCATTCGTGCTAATCTCTTCGTGCGGGATCTCCGTTTTCAGGTTGCGGCCATAACCGATATCGATCACGTCCCAGTTCGGATTCTCGGTCACCGTCTTGCCGCCGATGTAGCTGTCAGTGTACTTGATCAGCTCAGAGTCCGTGCGCAGAATCGATCCGTCGATCTTGCTGTAAACAATCGATTCTCCAAAGGCCATCGCAGCCACCATCAAAATCATTCCCGTCAGTCCTATACGTCTCATTTCCCATCCCTCCAGTTCAGTTTTAAAAATCAAGTTTCTACGGCATCAGTTGCCAGCCGAGTAACAGGGATCCGCAGATATAGATCGCCCCGGACGTAGATACATACATGCCTCCGACCACCGGATCAGGAGTCACAGCTTGCGGAACCAGCACCATTACCGGCATCTCAATTCGGAACGCGCTGACACGCACCGTCGGCTTTAAACTGCCCTGCGGCCGCAGATCGCAGCGCGGCTTTCCTTGATCACTCCAGATCCGCAGCACGCGCAGGGTTTCGTTGGTTATGACGTTGGCCGCCAGCAGATCTGCGCTGTACGAAAAAAGCTGCACAATACTGGCCTCTTCACCCGGCGCAAAAACCCGTTTGATTGTCCCGCGCATTTCTCCGCCGTTGCGCGAAAGCGAGTCATTGTTAAAAACCTCGCCGCGCGCCTTGGCCCCGGCGAATAACGCGAGAACCAGAAAAAACAAACACAACAGCCAGCGATGAAGTTGTTTTGTCATTGTGCACCCCCGGTCTGCATCGCAGCCAGAACCGCCCCGCGCAGCGCATCGGCCAGCGGCCCTTTAACCGGCAACGGGCCGAACATCGCGGCGGCCGTCAGCGTCTGCATATAAAATTCATCACCGAGAATCGCCTGCAGCTGCTCTGCCGTCAGAGCCAGCTGCACATCCATCACCGCCTTGCGCTGCGGCCGCGCATCGAGCGCACCGGCCATCAGCATCGGTTCACCGGCCGGAATGGTGTACTCAAACGGAGCCGTCCAGAACGCGGCGTTTGTGACGGCCGTTGCAACCGTCACCTGCTGCTGCACCGTATTGGTCACAACCTCATCCGGCTTCATGCCATAGTAAAGGTTCGTGCGGATATCGACCGCCGTCTCCCACTCCCGCGTGATGTTTGTCACCACGGTCTCCGAGTGAAACTCCAGTGCTCTGAATTCAATCCGGTCGGGGTTCACCACCACGCCAATCGTCAGCTCGACACGCTCCTGCGCCAGCGCACCCAGCGCCGTCAAAAAAAGAATCCGTCCAATATGTCCTATCCGTCTCATAACTCCCTCCCGTTAAGGTGCAACAAACTCCAGCCCGTTCGTGGTGCACTGGATGCTCCAGCCGTTGGTGAAAACGACCCGGCTCGCTCCGGTAATCGGCGCGGCATTCATTACCATCTCATCCGCCTTCACCCGCATCTCACTGGCCCCATCCGGCTGCATCACCCGAATAAAACCGCTCAATGCCGCTGGCACAGAAAACTGCATCACATAGTTGGTGCCAACCGTCCCCGGATAACTGTTGGTTAAGTAATCCGTCACCCGCGTCCACGCCCCGGCTCGCAGATCGGTGGCATATTCCGCGAACGGAGCCGAAACAACCCCGTTGGTAATCACATTCAGGGTAATCACGTCGTTGCTGCCCGAAGGCACAATCACAAAATTCTTCTCAACCGCAACCCCGGTCGCCTCAGGCTTAATCTCTAAAAGAGGGTAATCATTCACCGCAAAGGTCATCGCATCATCGACACCTGAGAGGGTGCCGTTACCCGCAACCTCCCCCGCCGAAAGAATCCAGCGATTGCCTGCCCAGATCTGGTTCCAGTTGCGATTCAGCCGCAGCTGCGTGCCGTAAACCACCTTAAGCGTGTCCGATCCATAGGCAGTCAATTGTGCATCGCCATAGGCTCTTGTGGCGGAATCCTTCTCATCGACATACCACTTAGGCGTGACCGACTCCGGGTCAGCTGGCTCTTCAATCACCCGCAGCCCGGACACCGTCTTTGGATCTTCCGCCTCGGCGGCGTTGGAATAGCCCGTAATGCGAACCGCATGCACCGTCAGTCCGGCGGTCTGTCCTGGCATCGTATCGCCGCAGGTAATGCGCAGCACACCGTTCGATCCCTGATAGGGCGCACTCAGCAGATTGGTTCCGGCAGTTATCCGCGCTGTCCATCCGGTACCGTTCCCGGATGAAGAGGCGGTCACCTCGTACCGGGCAACGCCCCCGGTCTGCACCGGGCTCTCCAGCGTTTCGCCCGCCGTCAGAAAAATAGTATTATCCGGCATCAAATCGCCGGAGGTAATCCATCCGGTCCACGCGGCGTCATTCAGGATCGTTACCGCGCTGTTAAGCCGAACGGCATCCGTATAGGTCAGCCCGATTTCATTCCAGCTGCTGATCGGGCGATCCAGCGTAATGCTGTCCAGCGGTTGTGTTCCCTCAATCACCGCATCGATTACCGGCCCGGCCACCGGATCAAGCTCCGGAATTCGTGTAATCAAGTCCGCCTGCACAGCGAAGGCTGCCGCCAAAATAATGAAGATTCCCCGTCTCATTTCTGTGCCTTTTCGTGTTTCTTGTGGCCATTACCATTCGACGGCAGAAACCACATTGGTTTCCCCGGACGTACTGCGGACATAAACCGCCCCCTGCGGAACCCCGTTACCGCTCTCGCTCCAATGGGCGTTCTGACCGAGCAGCTTAAAGCCGTCACCTTCCTCTCCGGGTGAATAGACCTGCACCCAGACAGTCCCTTCGCTTTGCAGCTGTACCACCATTCCCCGGCGCGGCCCGGTCGGCACCACCTGCAAGCGCACCGCTCCATTGGTCTCTATCCCGGCCAAATGCACCGGCGCATTGGTTCCAAGCGTTCCGGCATTCTGCGCCATGTAGGTATTAAGCCCGTAGCGGATGATCTCGCCCTGGAGAACCGAGTTGGTGGATGCCCAGATCTCCCCGGCACCTCTCGTGAGGTTCCGTTCCGGCAGAATTTTCACCGTATTCGTGCTCACAGCAAACGGCGCAGCAGTTGCCGCGCAGCAGAGCGCCATTAAAATCAGTCCAGCCAATCCCGTTTTTTTCATCTCTATCCCTTTCCGTTAATCCGCAATCTTCAATCTCAAATCTGAAATCTTCAAAAACGCCAGTTTTTGAAGTCCTGCCGTCC